CGGGTCGGATTCGAAATACATGATGTTGCTCGATTGGGTTGCTCGAGCGTTTGCATAGAGGGCGGCGCCGCCCTCGGTTTCGGTGACGTTGATGTTGGTAGACTCGGCTCCGGACGTGAAGCCGAAGCCGGTGATTGGAGCTTGATCGCCGATCGGGAGGCCCACTGAGGGGCCTTTTTGCGGCCAGGGCAGCGACGAAGTGAAGTAGTCGTGCCGTTTGCCGCGTTTTTTCAGGACATAATCGGTGTCGGTGTCGGGGCCGTCGCCTAGATCGACGGTCACCGAGTCCTGTAGGTTTTCGTCTCTAAACCACTCATTCCATATCAGGTTATAGGCCCGATGAAAGAAGGCGTGGTGCTTCATCGGTTCGACGAGTGTAGGGAGGCCGAAGTAGTCGGAGAGAGACCCGTGCAGGTAGCCGCCGGCGGGCACGGTCATTTGCGGAACCATGAAGTCGGTAGAGTCCGCAGGGTTCCGCTGTTCGCCGTTGAATTTTTGCCAGTTGTCCCAGATGAGACGATTCGGCACGGCGAAGAAGAAGGAATCCACGAACAGGTTGTCCATGAAGGGATGAATCGGCGTTGCGAGCCGGCCGAAGGCGGTCATGTTCACGTTCATGGTATCGCCCGGCAGAGCTTCGTCGATAAAGACGGGCACCAGGTACCCGCTGTCGAAGGTTGTTTTATAGCCGTGTGAGCGATCCATAGAGGAGCGCGGGATCTCAGCGGAAGGAGATCTCGCGAATTGGTGGACCATGTTCGAGGGAGGCATTAGACGCCTCCATCTTCGGTTTTGTCGGCTGCGCCGTTGTCTTGGCCCATTTTCCCGAAGGTCCCGCGTAAGCGGGCGATCTCGGCCTTTTCGGCCTCATCGAAGATTGGGAGCGTCGGATCGGGCTCTTTTACGAGCGCGATCGCGCGGATTATTTCGGTCGGGGGCTTCTCCTGACTGTGTTTGCCCGTGGAATCATTGAAGATTCCCATTTCATAGAGGCAGTAGTCGGAGGGATGACGCCCGACCATAGATTTTGGGTCGTTTGCCATGTCGGTGAAGGCTCGCACAGCGAGGCCAGCGGACGGCAGGTAGAACGGGGTCATATAGGCCGCCGCAGCGTTGTCGTAGATTGCAAAGACGTTGAGATTCATGGTTTTAGCCTTCGAGAGTGCGAACCAACCGGTTGATCCGCTGGGTTTGAACTTGCTCCTTGATTGTCATCCGATATTGGGAGCTTTCGTAAGGATCGCGGTCCCGTAGGACGCGGTTTTCGCGGACCTTGGCGTAGAGCCTTGGGTTGGTCCGTTGTAGTTCCTCGTCGTAGTAGCGTGGAGGCCTCAGCTTGGCACCATTCAAGAGAATGTAGTCGCGTGGATAGGCATCCGAAGAGAAAGCCTCTAACCAGGTCGAGCCGAGACCTCGGGGTTGACAGGAAGATGTTAAGTATTCCGAGCGTCGGCCCTGATAGTGAGCTTCGGCTTTGTCGCCAGTCACCTTCTTCATGCAGTATCGAGCTACGTACGCAGCCGATTGAAAGGTAACAGAGCCCACAGAGCAGAAACCATTTGACCACAGCTTTTCTAGTTCGGTTGAGCGATATAGCTTTTCTCCTTCGGAGGTTTTCCAGTGTACTTTGTCCTGGAAGTCGTGATTGAACAGAAGCGCGTGGTAGTGTGGCCGTTCTTGGTCCTCGCCATATTCACCACAGTGAAGAAAGCGGATTCCATTCCCATATTGCTTGCGCAGCTTCTTCATAAAGAGCTGCCACGCTCGCACATCGAGGGATCGATCCGAGGGCAGTTTCGATTCGGAGTAGGTCAGCGTTATAAAACAGCTTTCCTCGTGCATGAGGGCTTCGTGCACGGCCCGAATTGCCCATTGGCGGGACAGTTCTAGGCGGCAGCCTATACATCGGCCACAGGGGAGTGACACCAGCAGGTCGCCGTAGCCTTGCCGGTAGTTGAAGACGATCGAGCGCTTTCCGCTCGGATTCACGTCTTGAGAGAAGTACCCCTTCAGAGGGTAGTAGCACGGCACCGCTCAGAGACGGATGCCGCCGCGACGAACGCCGCCAGAAGTCCGGAGATTCTTTCGGTGAGTTCCGGAGGCGCGTTTGAAGATTTTGCGGGATTTTTTTCGGGGGATTCTTTTCCGGTAGGCCATAGGTTTGTCTCCTTACCCGTGTGGTTGGTGTCACTCAGCACATTTACATCAAGTAGATGAAATGTGCGTGAAGTTTTTTACAGCCTCAAGTTGCGGCTGTGGGGTCGCCCGTAGCGGGCTCGCTACCGGCCGCTACAGCGGCCTGCGAGTTCTCGGTTCCCTCGCCCTCCAAGTTGCCTTCAGGGGCGTCTGGCGGCTCTAGCAGGCCGAGGGTGACCATTTCGGCCTGATTTTCTGGGTTGGTAGCGAAGTCGAGGAATTTCCCGGGATCGTTATTAAACTGCTCGCGGATACTCGAAGGGAGAGAATCGAACATGAGTTGAGCACGCTTGACCTGGTTGACGGCAGCGTGGAAGTCGCCGGGGACGTTCGAGAAGTCGCCATAGCGGCCTTGATGTTCGTTTTTGTGAGTGAGGATGCCAGTTTTTTCGAACCTTTCTAGGATTCGGTTGATGTCGCACTCCTTTTTCATCGATTGGATGGTCCGGCCTGCGCCTTCGAACGAGATCGCGAAGTCTGCCGGGTCGTGCGGGGTGTAGGCGGAACGGATGTTCATCGTCGTCCTCCTGGGGGTGAGTAGAATTTACGCCAGTTGCCACCGGGCGGTTTGCCACGGAGGCCTTTAGGGCGTGAGTTTCGCCATGTGTGGGACAGTGGCGATAGTCGGTTTTTCGCCCGTGTCGCCGCCTTTTGGCCGGCAGAGAGTTTTTTGGGGCGAAGTAGGGGCCGGACCTTGGCGGCTCCGGTTGTCGCGTTGCGGCCGAGACGGCCAGCCATGAAGCCAAGGACCCCGGCTCCGGTGAAACCGAGGGATTTTTGGATGATTTCGGCGCGCCGCATGTCTTCGCCGAAAGGGGTGTTGTAGATGTGTTCGACGTGTCGATCGCCGGCAGCTTTTGCCTTGGCGCTTGCGATTTGCTCGTCGAGTAAGAGCCCCTGTTTGTGGATATTTTCGTTGGTGATTTGGATGTTGGAGGTCTCGGCGGACATCCGCCTTGCGGAGACGGCCGAGCTTGCGCCCTGAGCGGCCGCGGTTCCAACGTTGACAGGGGAGTAGGTGGAGCCGGACGGGACCGGACCTCCACCTTGTTTGTAGGCGAGGATGGGATTCAGGCCTGCGGCGCGCATGTCGGCCATGGTCCGCTGATAGCGGGTATTGGCCATATATTCCTGAAATTCCATCTGTTTGCCGGCCGCTTTCGCGGAGGCGCGATTTTGCATCACGCCCCCGATAAGGCCGGCTGCTGCGCCTATTGCTGCTGCCCAGACCATTAGAAATGATCGATAAGGCCGGGGACCGAATACATCGGCATCGGCCGGGCACAGCGGTAAGAGAACCATGAGTCCCAGAGGAACTCGGGTTCGGTTTGGACAGCGATCACGCGAGGAATCGGCGGGTTGTCCTGCATGAAAGCATCATCGAGGACGGGGCGTGTCGCGAAGAGCTGGGCCAGGTGCCAGGTGTCCAAGGGTGTGGGGTGGTTGGAGCGGAAGGCTCCGGTGATCTGAGATCGTTTGTAGCGGTACTCAGCGTGGCGTTCTTGATAGCCCCAGACGTCTTCGTCTGCGGCAGAGCCATCGGCGTAGATTTCTTTTGAGAGTACCGCTTGCTCGCCGATATGAGAGAGGGCGGGCCAGTAGTAGTCCCAGCGAGTGAGACGGGAGAATTGACGATCGAGGCCCTGTTGGTAGTTGAGGTCAGCGCGGACGGAGACCAGTCCGATAATGACACAGTGCTCGGTAAAGGATTTTGTGAAGCCATGACCATTTACATTGAGCGTGCCTATGGCGGCAAGATTGCCTTGAGGGGAGACTGGGTCCGTGTGACTTGTTTGGGCCACTGGCGATACGTTTATTGGTGAGCTGCCTCCGCCCAAGTACTCAGGTCGTTGTAGGCGAGCGTCGGGGGATGTCACTCCGAAGTGGCTTTTTATTATCTCCGTATAACGTGTGCCGCCCCTGGCGTCCCGTTCGTAGAGTTTTTGGATTTGGAAAGCCTGACGGAGTTCATTGATGGTCGCGGCCGTCGCAGAGCTCAGGTCCGCGTAGAGGTGTGGTGTGTCACCGCCCGGAACATCCGGGTCGGATTCGAAATACATGATGTTGCTCGATTGGGTTGCTCGAGCGTTTGCATAGAGGGCGGCGCCGCCCTCGGTTTCGGTGACGTTGATGTTGGTAGACTCGGCTCCGGACGTGAAGCCGAAGCCGGTGATTGGAGCTTG